CAAAATCAACTAAGTTAGAAAAATTCGTTGCCTTAACCACATTCTGAACTGTACCAATCTTTTCGTCAAGCACTAGAGGTGTTGATACATAGTCTACATCTAAATCTATCTTAGAATCAATATCACGCCCTTCTACAAAGTTTCCAAAAATTAACCTATTACCAACCTTTGCTTGAGCCAAAGCTGTTAATGGCACATTGTCAAAACTCCTAAAGTACTCACTCTCTGGTAAAATACCATATATCTTATTACCTATAAAGTCATAGTTAACACCTAAGTTTTCAGTATTCCATCCCTCATCTGCCTTGTTAAACTTATCTACTATATATACAGTACTACTTTCGCTCTCTTTGAACAATAAATCAACACCAATCACATCTCTACTACCTGCATTAAATGAAACTCTAACAGCATTAGCTAGATTAACCATACCTAAGTTTTCGTATGTTTGATAGTCTAAGGCAAAATTAGATGGCAAAAACGCAACCTGACTCCATGAAGATATAGCTGAATAGTATCCGTCTTTGTATTTGTATCTATAACCAAATTGAATAAACTTGTCCTCTATAAAGTTACTTGTGGTTTCTGCATCAATACTTATAAGGGTTATGTTTGGTGCAAAAATAGGGGAGGGTTTCATTACAGATATTTCATCTTGTGTAAAACCATCTACTGAATAGTCCTTAGCTCTCTCTATATTGATTATTCTTGGTGGATTCAATCCATCTGTCCAAGATAATAAATCGTCTCCCTCAACGCTTGTAAATATGTCAGAATGCGATATGCGATATGATGTATTGAAATTCAAGACACCACCTACACTAGATTGTAAAACTGTGACTAATGAATCATCCTCAGTATTGTATTCAAATACATAATCATACTCAGTACCCTTAACAAAATAAAACGCTCTATTCTTGCTCTCATCTGATATACTGCCTATTGTTTCAGTTCCTGCTATATTTTTATTTGTAACCTTTAAATTTCCCTTAATAGTCTTTAACACCCCAACATTACCAGAGTCTTCAGAGATAACCATAACATTAGACGCATCTATCATCTGTCCGTTAGGTGTCAATCTCTCATCGAGATCTTTATTAACTGTCGCTTTTAGAAAATTATTTTGAATTTTACTCATAACTATTTAAGCCATTTTTTTCTGCCATTTAACATAATAAGAAGTTCATCCCCTCTTAAATCAAGCATTCTTATATTGGTGTTTTGTAAGTCTCTGTAGTAGTCTTTCTTAGCTCTGTTTATTATATATTCTTGAACACCATACTTATTGTTTAATAGTTGGTATTTAACATAGCTATATAACGCATCCTCTGCTAGTTTATGAATAACAACCTCATCACCGTTATTGTACTCTAATCCATCAGACACGTACTCTATAACAATAACCTTACCCTTTACATTTGAAGAAAAAGAAATAATACCCTTTCTCTTATCTATATTGAAGTAACCATTCGCATTTATATCTGGTTTTAAACCATACATAGGGCTGCTATCAAACTCAGATGCACAGTCCACATCCTGATAAGGATCACCAACCTTATATCTCTTTGTCATCTCAGTTTCCTCTGCCTCCAATGGATACCCATCTTCATCAAACAAGATATTGAACTCATGGTCTTGTAAGTATGCAGCACCAAGTGTTGTAGTACTGTTTTGAGATAATGTTCTTAATAAACCATCTTGTCCAACAGTAGATATCCTAACGTAAGAAACATAGTCGTGAGGTAGTATGATAGATAGGTTAGTATTAATCTCCAACTCAACAACCTTTATTTCCTTAAGTGTGTCGTAATTAAATTCTTGTATACCTCTCTTAAAGTGAGATAGTACGTTATACCTCTTTACGTTTGATAACAACTTATCATCACCAATGTAATTTAACATAAAATTATCTACCAATTGAGATAGTGTTATATACTGATAACTACCCCAGTTTGATTCGGTTTGATAATAATTTATAGGTGGTAAAATTTGATGTGCCATTATAATTGTTCATTATTAGTGTTAGATGCTTCAACAGATTGAGCTAATTGAATAATATCAGCCTCTCTTATCTCTACTCCAGCATAACCAAGTATCTTTAAAACCAAATCATTAAACATAGATTCAGGTAACTCAAAGTCTTTGTAGTCAACAGCTGTAGGATTAAATAATGCATTTCCAGCTACAGAGGTGTAGGTCCATTTTGGTTGATTAGGTTTTCTTATATAAGTAACTATAACCTCATTTTCAGTAAGATTAGATGGATATATTCTGTACGCACCCTTTAAAGATACATAAACAGGGTAATCTGCTGTTGGTTGAATTAAGTTATTACTTAGTACTCTATTTATCTCTAACTTACTTACCTCCTCTATCTCCTTTAGTCTATAGTCCATCTTTACCATTCTGTAAAAATTAGAAGCTAATGGTCTCCATAAGGTATTTAAAGGATCTAATACCACAAGAGGAGTTAATGAGGTCTCATCTGTGAATATATCTACAACTTCCCTGATGTGTTTTGGTATGTCCGAAAACTCAGAGTGGTACATTCTTGCATTTTGTTTTACAATTGATTTTGAGTACTTATGGAAGAGTTCTTCAAACAACGACATCTGAGCGAATTCAGCATATAGATTAAATTCCAAAGGAGATATATATCCCCTATTGTCTTTATTTATAATAGCTAAAACCGTTGTATAAACCTGATTTATCATATCTATAAAATTATTTGCAAAGATACGAAATAAAAAAGAGAGGTATTAAACCCCTCTTTATTGTAACCTTAATTATTGCAACCTAAATTACTTAATCTTTGTCTCGATAAACTTTAAGAAAGCCTTACCCTCATCAGTTGAATTCATCCAACTTGCAATGGTATTGTACTTATCTGTTTCATCAAATGGAACTTTACACAATAACGTATCATTGTTGTAGAATGCATTTGACTTATACTGACATAAATTTAAAGACTCTGCCCTTACAGCAATACCCTTTAACTTAGTCATATCGTCTTTTGCTAGTGCTAAGAAGTGCTCTGGGTTTTCCTTCGCATACACAAATAAATCCCTCTTGATTTCATTGGTCTTCTTCTTAAGTGAGCCTGATCCAAATACAGATAAAGCAATACTCTCCATCTCTGCTGGTTTCAAGTCCATAGCCACCTGCAATGCCTCCATTTCAAGTTCTAACTCTGTAATCTCTTTCTCTGCAATTAAGTCTGGTCTAAACTCTTCAAACACAGTTCCATTGTCTGGAGTAAGTTCTAGGAACTTCTGAAGCTGTGGGTTTGATTTTGGTACATTTAATCTACCATTAACAAATACAGCAGAACCTAAAATTACATCACCAGTTTGTTCATCCTCAAATATAGATAATTGATTAGAGGAATAACACAATGATTTTAATTGATTCTTGTCCTCGTCATAATACTGTAGAGGAGATTGTTTCTTATGCCTATTCCTTAAAAAGAATTGCATAGGTGGGTTTTTCGTTAGTAGAACATAAGTCCTATCCTTTGGTGCAGAATCTACACCCTTCCTTGTTGTCGCCATAATTAATTAAATTAAATTTATTTTGCAAAGGTACGAAATAAAGAAATATTAAATTTATCTTGCATATTACATATTAATTCATAACTTTGTAAAAATATTTCAACCATGGCATACGTTTATAGACACATAAGAAAAGATAAAGACCAAGTTTTTTATATAGGAATTGGTACGGATGATAAAGGAAAACATACTCGTGCATATAGTAAGAATAGAAATAGATACTGGAAAAGAATAGTCGATAAAACAAACTATGAAGTAGAAATACTTTTTGACGACATAACTAAAGAAGAAGCATTAAGTAAGGAGGTAGAGTTTATACAGATTTACGGTAGAGGAGATTTAGGATTAGGAACTCTTTGTAATCTAACTGATGGAGGTGAAGGAGTTACAAACATGAGTGAAGAGGGGAAAGAAAAGTTAAGGGAAATTAGAAGAAACACTATAATGCCTCAAGAACAAAAAGATAGGTATTCAGAAATTTTTAAGGGTAGCGGAAATCCTAATTCATCTAAGGTTATATGTGGTAAAACATTAAAAGTATTTGGAAGCATTCAAGAAGCTGCTGAATATTTAAAAATAAACAAACACACGCTAAGAAATAATTTGAATGGCAAAAATTGCAATAAATATGTTTTATTCTATTACAAAGATTATTTAGAAAAAGGAATTGATAAATTAGAAGAGGAAAGACTATTTAAAATAAAGAAAGTAAAAGAAGATCTGAATCAAAAAAGAAAAAACAGAATCGTATCAGACGAAACAAGAAAAAAATTATCGATAGCTGGAAAAGGAAAAGTTTTATCAGAGCAGCATAAATTAAAACTACTAAATACAAATAAAGGCTCTAACAATCATATTAGTAAAAAAGTTATAAATAAAGAAACAAAAGAAGTATTTGATACTATTAAAGAAGCAGCGGAATCAATAGGTAAATACAGAATTTGGTTGTCTTCAAAGTTAAATGGTAAACACAAAAATAAAACAAACTTTATATTTTATAATGATTATATAAAAAAAGAGGGTAATTAAACCCTCTTTTTATTTAAACCTTTACTTTAAGTAAGATGTCCTAACCTCGTATCATTACGAAATTTACCCTCCCGAGTGTGCATAAACTTCTTTCTGAAAGCATGTGGAGTTGATTCGCATCTAGGTCAGAGTTGTTAGCACCACCAGCTGAACCAGTTTGCCACACTTTATAACGTCTGTCTTCTGAAGCAGATTTACGATACTTAACGTGTAAGAAAGGTAAAGTAGCGTTAGCTCCTAAAACTTCATCACGTACAGTTTTTGTTCCTGATGGACACATAACACCGTTAATAGCTTGGTTTCCTTCGAATAAACCTCTTGCAGTTGGGTCATCTAAGTATTTCCACTGAGACTTGTAGATTTCAAAACCAGCAACTTTAAAGCCTGTAAAACCTAAGTTTAAAGCCATATCCTCACTGTTGTTGAATGCACCATAAGAAGTACCTCCAACTCCGTAAGAGTTTTGTGCAGCTAATAAATAATCTAATGCTCTATCTTGTTCGAAATCATTCATCATGATATACTCAGAGATAGCACCTTGACGATTCAAACGAGCTAAGATTTCATCAACATCAGCTAATGAAGTAATAACACCAGAGAATACGTTACCTTGCTCTACAGCAGAGAAGAAACCTTCAGTACCTGTAAATCCAGCAGTTGCAGCAGCAGAACCTGATTCAAAAGAAACACCCTCTACCATACCCATTTCAAGATAATCATCAAATCTCATACGAGACTGTGCTCTTGATTTCAAGTACCATAAGTAACCTGCTCCACTTTCTCCTTCAACTTCAATCCAACCAACTTGAGTCATGTCAGAACCATTAACTTCATCTAATTCTTTGATGATGATTGGTTTGTTTTCAAAGATGTCTGGTTGTGCCTCTAAAGACTCTTCTCTACCAGTAGTTCCTTTTCTGTACTCATTAGAGTAAGTAAACATTTTAAGGTCAGCAGCGAAGTTAGATGCAGGCCATCCAGCAGCCTCAACAGGAAGAACTGTAAATGTGTCTGCGTCAGTAACAACAGATACAATACCTTTTTTCTCAACACCTGTAGTACCAACGATAACTACAGTGTCATTCTTACGGAATGGGTGATCTTCTAATGTAAATACGTTTGCAGAACGAGTAACACCAATACCAACTGGGCGTAAACGACCTTCTTCAGACCATTTAATTAAGTCAGACTGAATTGGCATCTCTTGACCCATTCTTTCTAAAAATCCTTTTAAGGATTGATTACCGTAACGAGCAAATTCTTTCTCGTATAATTCTGGAAGAAACTGATTCGTAAAGTCGAAGTCAGAAGCATCCAAGTAGTTTGAAGACAAAATTTCTTTTGTCGCAGTAGGGGTTAATTTAATCCCTGGGATAGCGTTTAATGCCATAATTTTAATTTTTTAATTTTTATACTAATTTAAACTTTGTGCCACTTGAGATGGTTTGAGGAGTTGTTCTAATAGACATATCTATATTTTTACTATTCCTAACTTCACTTTCTATAGCCTTTGCGTATGCTGTCTCATAAATATTCTTTAAGACAGATTCATAATTCATAGCTACATAAAGTGCTTTGTGATAGCCTTCCGCATCCTTTATCAATCCATTCTCGTCTAAGAACTTACTAAAGAAGTTCATGACATTTTTTTGGTTCTCCTTAACAGAGTCTACATTACTTGGTTTTTGTACAACTACATCATCTCCAATTTTAAATTCAAAACCTTTGAACTCATTTGAAAACAATTCGTCTGTCTTCTGTAAAAAGTAATCACTTTGTTTTTTTGAAACCTGTTCTTGCGATTTAAGAGAATCTAAAGCCTCTTTAGCTGCCTTGTAGTCTTCAGGGATAGATGTGTTGCTAGTAACCTCTAGCGGTACATTCCATTTCTCCTTCTGACCTTCAAAGTAATCTAAAGCCTCTTTATGAGCCTTCTTTAATGCACGAGATTTTTTGTTAACTGTTTTTTCATCATCATAGTCCTCATCATAAGAGAACGCCTCTGAAAATTCTTCGCTAATATCTAAGTCATCAAACTCTGGGTTGTTTTCCTTAATGTACATCTTAACAAGTACATCTTTATCAACCTGAGAGTAATCCTTTTGATAATTAACAAAGTCTTCGTAACCCCTTCCAGTCTCTTGTTTGAATTCAAGATACTTCTTTATATCTTCTGGAATCTCAACTGATTCTGACTTTGGTGCTACCTTTGAATATAAATCCTCTTTGGATTTTATAAACTCTAAAACCTCATCTTCGTTATTAAACTTAAGAACGTTTCCTTCTTCTAATACAACTTCATCTTGTACAACATCTTCTACAACATCTTGTACAACTTCTTGCACTTCACTATTACTTTCTTCGCTCCATTCAGAGCCTTCTAGTTTAAATTTCATACTACTTTAGATTAAATTAAATTTTATGCAAAATTACGAAAAATTAAGATACATTATCTAGGGTTAAAGGATTCGAGAGAAAATCCGTCCAAACTGTCTTCAGTTGATTCGAAATTTATAGATGAAGCATCTTTCTTACGTTGCTCTATCATCTTAGATTGTTGTGTGGCTTGTAGCTTTGTTCTCTCGTCTTTTCTATCCTCCTTCATAGTTTCCTTGCTCTTCATCCCCTCTACTTCAATCCCCTTTAACTGCATTTGGTATTGAAACTCTCTCTCCATTAACTCCTTCTTGAACTCAACCTCCATCTTCATCTTCTCTATCTCACCACTAATCCTAGCTTGTTCTACCATAGACTTGCTCTGCCCTTCTAATTGAATTAATTGAGCCTTGCTTTCTGCTGCTGCCTGAGATGATTGCATATTGGCTTGAGTCTGAGCATTAATCTCTTGCATTTTTTGCTCTTGTCTTTCCTTCATCTTCTTGTCCTTTCTAACGGTCAAGTACTTTCCTGCTAACCTCATATTTCTAATGCCAAGTATAGCGTACTTATCTTCAACACCTAGATTACCTTGCTGTATCTCTATTGATATATCAGCCTCTAACTTAGCTCTCTCTTCGTCATCTGGAACTAACTCTATATTAATTGCAAAGTCATGCAGGTACGACTTGTCTATGGTCTTTAAGACATCTACATTATTTGCTGATATTTTATTAATCAAATCATCTCTTAACTCTGAGAACTGAAGTATATCAGAAACCCTAATAGCTATACACTTAGCTAACTCTCTGGTTATAAACATACTACTCTCAAGGATGTGTCTTGTGGCTACGTTTGATGAATATGCAGCCATCTTTTGAATACCAACTAAGCTATTCTTGTCAGGGTTACTTCCATCTATTGCCTGATTAATTCCTGTTACAGACGCAATCATATCCATGGATATTTGAATTGAGTTCCATAACGAACTAATTTTATCTTGACCAGATGAGTGTCTAATTTCTTGAATTGGAACTTTAGCACTATTAAATTCTCCACCTACGTTTTGACTTCTACCAAGTACAGAACCTGTTTGAAAGTACATATTAAGTGCATCCTCAACGGTGTATTTATTTCCACCACCTAGCTTTATACCAACCAATCCATCTACATCAATGTACTGACCATCAGGCACAACTCTTTGTTTAATCTGTTGTAGCTTTAACCAAGACATTTGAATGTCATCAGCAAATGGTATCATTCTGTTTACGGTTGAGTCGATATACCCTCTGTACATCTTAGGTGCGACACCAATATAGTTAGGTAGTACTTTATTAAGGTTTGAGTTCTCCTTAACCATATTCTTAACTACATTCCACTGTAATAAAATGCTTGTACCTAAAACTAGTACTCCTTCAAACCAAACCTCCTCTACCTTTGTAAGTTTCTCGAAGTCAGCATCTCCTGTGCCTTTGTATATAAAGTCGTCTCCTTTAGGTATAACCTTTAGTCCACCCTTAGAGTTCTTTTTCTTTTTCCAGATCTTTTCTCTTGAGGTCTTATAGTTAAAGTATAATAGACCTATCTTACCGTCTAATACATCTGTATTTTGACTGTCATAATTTAATTCATAGTAATTATTCCAAGAAGAAGATATACCCTCAAGTCTTTCCTTTTGTTCTGGAGTTAGATTTGGGTATTCTTTGTATAACTCAGATAAGTTAACATTCTTGTACTCTCCGAAATAAAAACAATCTTGGAAGTAAGGGTCTTCTGTGTAGGACCATATTAGGTTTGCAGGATTAACATACTCTAACTTAACACCATCCGAAGGTACAAATCTATGCTTTGCAAAACCAACACCAACCTCAATTATATCTTTCTCTATTCTTCTTCTTATTGTCTTATCGTAATCATTGAATTTAAAGATAGACTCAATAGCAACCTCTTCAGCCATCTCAATTGGTGGCTTGTATTCTAGTTCCATTTGAATATCTAACTCTTCCTGAGACCCTGGTATCTTATCAATTGGGACAGAAGTAACGTCTATACCTAACTTATTCTTTATGTCAATAGCCATATCCTTACCAACCATATCTCTCTCAAGACCTCTCTTTTTGTCAGCCCTTTGTTTGATAGATGTTGGATCTACAGCAATTGCCTTTATTTGAAACTCTCTCTGAGCCATACCATTAGATAGAATATCTACATACTTTGGTATTACAGGTATAACCTTCCAATCAAGGTTTAAGTAGGACATATTTCCATTTACGGCAAACTTTTCCTTGTACTTAGATGTACCTTGCATTCCATTGGCATACATCCTTCTGTTGTGGAACTCATCTCTTTGCTCAAAGTACTTACAACTCCTAGCACTCCTTGAGAACCATTCATACTGTATAGCCTCTCCTACTTGCAATCCGTAGTCTGTACCAGATTGAACCTCAAAGGGTACATTTTGCCGAGGAAAGCTTCTGTAGGTAATAGAAACACCTTCTGTCTTCTTCTTTATCATAATTAGTTATTATATAATCTTAAATTTATAGTAATGTCCTTTATCTCTTTTTGCCTTGGCATATACATCTTTCTGTTTACAGCCATAATGGCTAATCCAGAACTAATAGAGGCATCATATTTTGTTCTATTATTTATCTCGAATCTCATCCAATCATTAAGCGTTTTACTAAACGGCATATTTCTTGGAAAATCCTCCATATCTTCGTTTTCCCCGACATACTTCTCTATGTAAGACTCAATAGCAGTAGCGTGCATACTAACAACCTCTTGCGATGAGTTTGGCATACCACCTAACTCTTTCTCCGTTGGAGACAATCTATTCTCAGTCTTATCAAAACGTGTTATTGAAAACCCTCTATAACCTCTATTCTTAAAGTGATACAACAACCTTGACTTGTTATTCTCTGCAAGTATTGGCATACCGTAAAATACACACGCCATTAGTACATCCTCAAAGAATATCTCTGCTGTCTTTGGTCTTGCCACATACTCCAAAAAGAATGAGTGGTTTGGTGTATCAGACAATGAGAATGATGTTAGTCCATGTAAAGCACCTTTTGATGCTCTGTCTGTATTCTCGTCATAAGAACCATCTCTCCTAACCCCTTCTACTGTTGTTGATATGTCATACGAGTCACAACCAAATGCCCCTAAATCTTCATTTAAAGGAAACCTTGTCTGCATACCGTATAAGTTCTTCCACTCCCACTTATTCCTCATCTCAGCTTCAGGTATAAATGAAACTAAGAACAAACCTTTTTCATTAGGATACCATTCGACCTCTGTATCTTCAATACCATTCTTCCAACTAAAGTTCCCTCTGACTAGTGTGTTACTTATATCGTGCTCTTCATTAATCTTAATCTGGGATAATATTTTCTCGATATTAAATGTAGACTGAGACAGTTCATCTCTAAATGCCTCATCAATAGTCATAGGGAATGCCCTTAGCTCTTCGTTATATGATATGTCATTTTCTTTCTTCTTACTAACTCTTTTAGCTTCTAAGAACTGAATAGAACCAATGGTTTTCCATTGACCCTGAACATTCTCAAATCCACTACCTTTCTCTACAACCTCATGACAAACACCATACTTATCTGTAAACTCCTCCATATTCTTATGGGCTGGTAAAAAGTATGTGTATAATCCTGAAGGTGTTCTTCCTGTAACCTTATTTCTCTTCCTAATTAATGATGACTTGTACAATTCAAAGTACTCTTCTCCACCATCCCTCATTGCTGCTACCGTAGAACCTACAAAGGCTTTACCTACAATCCTACCACCTGTATCAAATGTTGGTGATACCTGACCCCAGTGCTTCTCAAAGTTTGCTGGTCTTCCCCACTTACTAGCCTCATCAGCTAAGTACCTAAACATTTTTTGACCATCATAAGAGTCATTCTTAGTTGGCAAATAATCTATTAAGGTATTGAGGTAGTCGTCAGTATTTGTATCCTTATTCTTTTTACCTGTCTTTGTTCTATCTGATGGTTTTGCAAACTCCAAGAACTTCTTAGAATCTTCAACCCCCTTTACAATAGGTTTAAAGAAGAATGGTAAATTTAAAAAACCATAACTTAACTTAGAGAATGCCTTTTCAGCATCATCATTAGACTTAGATGTTATACCAAGCCTAGCATTAGATACTGACGTAGCATCATTTAATAATTGACATATAATCTGATAAGTGTATCCAGTACGTCTTGACTTTACGAATAACTCACCCAAGCATCTGTCATCAACTATACACGCTTGTGTAAAATAGAACATATCTCTTTGGGCAAACCTAAAGTCCATATACCCACCTGAATCCTCCATCTTAACCCATTGCAATGCAAAGTAATGTGTACCTGTTAAGTATTCGGCTTTTCCATTATTCATAAACCAAATACCTTCTCTTCTTCTCTTAAACTCTTCAATTATGTATTCTGTGTATGCCTCTGCTGTGTCTTGAGATAAGCCACTAGGCACTTCTTGTCTTCTCCAATACTGCTCCTCTTTCTTTAGTTTTGAGAATAGTATATTCTTTTTATCTGGTACTTGAGGTAGGATAACATTTAAGTCACCAACCTTTATCATTTCACCCTTAGTCCCCTTTGGGTCTAATATAACAGCGTCATTCTCTTTATCATACCACTCCTTGTAGTAGTCCTTAGTTGGTAAGAACTCACCCGATGCAAACTTCTCAGGATACCCTCTCTTAAACTCATTATCCTTTAAGTTAATGTTGTCAGCATCTATCTGTAGACGTAACTCAATTAACGATGAATCTATCTCAACAATTGCTTGATGTATGGATGGTTTTACTGATATTGCTAGGTGGTGTTTAGATGGGTCTAGTTCATTGTAGTCTATCTTGCTCCTTAAAGCGTTTCTAAGGACTTTTAATGCAACATCTCCAGCCTTAACTAATCTTCTAACGTATTTCTTTAAAACCTCGTCAGAAGGAGCGTTATTGCTATTCTGCCACCTAACCAATAAATCTTTACCATATTTAAAGGAATCAACCTTTGCCTTAACAATGGTCTTTACTTTATCAGCATCAACAAGGGACATATCTGTCTCGTACTCCAACCCCTCGATTACAGTTTCAACAGCTATCTCTATGTCTTTACTTAGTCCCTTCATACTGTAAATAGTATTCTGTTTTGATTTATCATATATAGTTTCTCACCAAAGAGGTCGAACTCGTACTCTGAGTCTTGCTTTAATGCAACCTTATCTCCCTTGTTAAAGTGGACCATATCTTTGTTTTTATACCTTAAGAAACCATACTGTGTTTCATCTATTAATCCCTGCCACTTATCATTTACTTTCGATTGCTCTACAAAGCAGTATGGAGGCAGTGCTATCTTTTTATCTCCCTTTATAACCATGTATGCCAATGGTATCTCTACGTAGAATAAGTCATCTTGTATGTGGTACTTACTCTCTAGTGGAATACCCTGATTATTGTATTGAACCCTAAAGGTATTATGATGCACCACTATTAAATCCCCAACCTCTACATCCCCTTCATACCCAATAGGTGTGGATACAACACTTGCAACCCTTTGTGTAAAGTTGTGGTCTTCAAGGGATGTATTTAAAACCAATCCACTGTTAGATAGGTTTGAGTACCTCTGAGAATTCAAAGGTCTCACAATAAAATAATGAGGACTCTTCATAAATTACAAATCAGTTTCGTATTCAATGTGTACAATAGAGTCTAAACTAAAAGACTTCCATATCATCTTTACTTCGCTATCTGCTTCTCTTACATAGATGTCAAAGAACTTTCCTTCCTTTATAATATCAGACACTATCTTTGAACCACCAAAGGTCTTACTATTTATTTGGTAGTGTAAAACATTGTCTTTGTCTATCTTTATCGATATTTTTCTTACTAAACTCATATTAAATTAAATTAAAGTGCAAAGGTACTTAAAATATAGGTATACCAAGCCCTACCGATAAATATGGTACTGAGTTATTTATATCATAACCAACACCACCCTTTATCAACATTTTGTTTTTTATATTCCAATCAAGACTTAAATTAATCTGATTGTTTGTATTGTATGATGGAGACACAAACATTCTACTCCTATCCTTGTACTTTGTAATTGTTGTTTCCTTTATACTATCTTGAATCTCTATTACAGATGAAAAATCAAGAAGCTCTCCAGTAGTTGTTATGTTTGCAACACCTTTAAATCTATTGCCTGATATTTTTTGTTCGTAAAACCTAGCCTGTATTGATTGGTCATCTTCTTTCTCAACGTACACAATAGATGTATCAGTTTTTCTAATAAAGACATCCTTATACTTTGTAGTAACCTTACCGTCTACTCTCAAGGTATCTGTAACCTTTACAACCCTTATCTTAGTCTTGATTTTTTCAATTGGTTTTCTGTCCTCGCAAGAATGAATTAACAAGGAGCAAAGTAAAAAACCTGATGCAAAGATTATTAAGTTCTTCTTCATACTTAAGCTCTGTTTATCATATATCTTGAGATAGATGCTGGTAAAACTCCA